AACTTCTTAAAGCCCTATCGTAATAAACAAGACCAAATCTGTGTCTAGCTCCAGTTTTAAAAGTAGGAACAACAGCTACAGCAGGTGGGCCTGTAACATCAGGGCATATTGATTCATTTATAAAAGTAACTCCTCCTATATTTTGATTTATTCTTGATTGAACTCCTATTAAAAAATTAATTAAAGATGCGTCTGATATGTTTTGTATACCCCAAACACCGCCAGGTGCAATGTTTGAAGAGGCACTAACAACAGGTTGATTTGGAGTACCTACTTCCCAATTACTTGAACCTGACATTTGTGCAATAAAAAACAAATTTTGTAAAGCAATAGAAGCTCCTGTAGCACCTGGAAAAGCACTAAAAGAACGACCTCTAGTATTACCTCCATTAAAAAAAGTACAACCAGTATTTGAAGTCATTTGACCCCATTGATAAGTATTATTACTACCAAAAGGAACTGAAAATCCAAAAAGTTGACCACTAGAACCTTGAACACCTGGAGTTCCTTGTAAAGTAGGGCTAAAAGAACCAGAAACAATAGAATAAGGCATCCATTGTCCAGCTTCTCCTGTTATTTGACATTCTAAGTATGTTGTTCCTCCAGCATTATAAGCTCCCCAAGAAAAAGTTCCTGAAAAATTATTAGAAGTAAGTACCCTATCACTATTTAAGGTTACAGAAGCTATCCTTCCTCCTGTTATAGGTCTAACATCTGTTGAACCAGCTTGAGTCCCACCTTGATTTAATTGGTTAGCCATATCTCCAGCAATAGCTAAAGCATTACCAAAAGCTGGAGTGTAAGGAGAAGATTGGTAGTTAATATTAACTATAGCCATACCTAAGTCTATTTCTGCATCTCCTGTATTTATTTGACAATTATTTTTTGAAGCCTGATGACCAATAAACCAGTCAGTTACTTGTATGCTGTATTGAGCTATACCAGCATCACATATGTCAGGAACCTCAAAACGAATCCTGTGAGTACTTCTGTACACTCTTTGATTACCCACATACCATCGGCTAGAAAGATTTGTTAAATCCAACCAATCTCCTCTTGTTGACATTTGCCAGTTTAAATTAATAATTGTTCCTATATCTGTACTTAAAGTACTATCTCCATCATTTCCTGGAGTAAGAGCAACATCTAATTCAGTATCAACAGTTTGTCCTGTAACTACATTTCCATAAACTAATCTATTACCATCTACAACCTCTTGTGCTTTTGCTAAATGAGGAACATCATTATATAATTTTGCAGATTCAACAACATCTATAGTGTTATATATACCATCATTGTAAAAATAAAAAACAAAGTCTTGACCGTCAGGTAATGAAGAACCAGTTGGAAAAGGAGCAATAGTTGTAAAAGTAGGCCCTACCTTTTCTTTTAAATAAGATTTTTTAATATCGCAAACAAGAAGCCAATCATCCATATCATTAGTGTTTCTTGTAGCTATTTGTATTCTTTTTACTAATTCACCCCCTGTGTTAAAAGTTACAGGTAAAACATTACGTAAAAAAGATGTTGTTCCTGAATTAAAAAAAGAATCAAAATCATTATTAGTGTGAACCAAACTATTAGGAGACCATGAAGATATTTCTCCATCATCATAAACCCATCTGTATTTAAATTGCCATGACTTTTGTTTTAACTGATTACTTATAGTGTTTGTATCTGTTAAAAAGGCATTAATTACATTTAAAGTTTGACAAGTTGGTTGTAAAAAAGGAGGGTGTTTTATAGCATCTAAAGAATCAAATGATATTGTTTGATAACCTTCAGGGTCTGTACCACCAGAACTAGTGTATCTTATAGCTTTATCAATATTTATTTTTCTTGGTGGATTTAAATCATCAGTAAAATACAGTAAACCTAAAGGAAACCTATCCTCATCTGTTCCTATTAAATTAACACCAGTTATTAAAAACTCTATATTAAAATTTAACAAAGAATCCTGCAGAACTGTAGTTACAACCTCTGTACTGGTGTCATACTGATATATAGCATTACCCCCAGCACTTGTAGGTCCTGCTACAAAATAATATACTTTTTTATTGTCTAAATCTTCGTGAGCTCCAATAACCTTACACCCTAAAGCTGTTAAATTATTGTTGGTTATTAGAAGGTTAGAACGTATATTCTCTACTATCCCCTCATTTCCTTCATCAGAAGATGCTATACGAACATTATGAGCTTCTCTGTAGTCTGTTTTAGCTACAAATCTAGAATCGGTGTCCTTGTCCATTCCACCACCAACAAATACTTTTTTTTCTAATGCCATCCATTAAAATTTTGGTGATTGCTTAACTTGTTTTCTAGATATTCTCCAGGCCTGGTCAGGAGTAAAGTTTACGATTCTAGCTCTAGCTAGTCTTTTTTCATTATACCAATCTCTTCTAGCAGCTTCTTTTTCTTGCATAGGAACACCGTTTCTTCTTTGTATTAGTTTCCAGTGCATATAAGCCCTAAGAGCTTCTTCTGCTAAAGCATTAATTTTCATATCTCCATTAGGATTAGAACCATCACTTACATATTCTAACACTATGGACTGACCTGCTAATTCTGAAGATAAAACTATTCTTGCCTTATCTCTATCTATTCTATAATAACCATTACGATAACCTCCGCCTAATCCGTACCAACCACCTGTTAACTCTCCATTTCTAGAGTTTCCTCCACTAACACTTGATTCTCCGCTAAAATCATTAGCTATTTCATCTCCACAAACATCTACATTATGTTGTGTGCATAAATACTCATCGTAACCTAAAGTTTCTATTCTTCCATGACTTCTACACAGTCCTATTCTTGTGTAATTAACGTAATCACATGGTAAATCAACAGTTAAATTATCATTAACAATTAGTGTTTCTGATTTAATATTTTGTAAAATATCAAATGTTAATTCTTTTAAACCTCTTATAGCAGCTTCTAAATACATCATATATTTATGTTCTGTCTGCTCTCCGTGTTGTATTAACAAAGATTTTACTACCTCATCTAATTTTACGTCTTTTGGCATATTAAGATTGTTCTAAGTTATCATTTACTTCATCGTTAGGAGCTGATTTTGTCATTCCATACAACTGTAATACATTTCTTATAACAGCAGCCTCCATATCTGCAGGTATAGGAAACGGTTGTGAAGGGTCTACATCTCCAGCATTCATAACCATTTTTATAATTACCATGTTTCCACAACAGTCATCTATAGCTTCATTATAATATATTCTATCACCTTCTAACCAGTATCCACCTCTACCTCCAATATCTGAAGACAACAAGCCTTTGTATAAACTTAAGTTTCCGTTAGCTATTCTTACAAAAGCGTTAGATTGGTCTGCTGTATAACTTACATGTACTATACCTTTATCGTCAAATAAAGATAAGGGTCTTCCAGGTAAATCAGAATATAATAATTTTTTTACATGGTCTTTTTTTATTTTTACACTATCAAAAGCACTTATAACATCTCCAGGTATAGTACCTTCACCTCTTTGCATAGATTCCATTAGTCTTTGTCTAATTAATCTATCTCTTTCCTGCTCTACAGCTAAAAGTATTTCTCTTCCATCTATAGCATTATCATGAGTTACATCCCCAGAGTTTAATAATCTGAGTATTTGTTCTGATAGTTGTGTTTTTGTTGTTGCCATATTTTATATTCCTGTTTGTCTTTTTCCTTCACTATATTGAGTCAATTCGCCTTCTCTTAAATTAACACCTACAAAAGATAAAATTCTTATTGCTATTTCGTTAAAAACTTGTTCTGGCCACTCTAAATCTATAGAAGTAGCAGGGTCATAAACAGGTCTGCCTTGTGCGTTTGTTGTAAAAGACCATTCTGGTTTTCTAGGTCTTCTTAAGTAAACAAAATTAACAGCACCTAAATTTTTTGGATGATACTGTACCCCTTCTTGATAGAAAGTTAAAACAGGATGTTTTTCATCTGGAGCAACTATACTACTACCCAGTATATTTGTTAATTCAGAATCATCAACAGGCCTAACACTTATAGTGTGATTTTTTATTTCTCCAACAGTAACAGTAGTTGTCATTCCTTGAGGACAATCATCGCAATTATCATCTGGCACTTCTGTTGTTACAGGCTGCTCAATAAAATTATATGTAGCAGAGCTAAAATGAAGATAATCTTCTGGGTACAACATAATACCATTTGTATCTACAGGTATTGCTTGTCTTCTTATAAATATTCTTAAGTCGTCAGAAACTTTTTGAGTCTGATTATACGCAACTCTAGGTATAGGTCTTCCAGGCTGATATTCAGCAGGATTACCATATCTTTCCATAAAGAATTGCATTTGAGCCCTATCTACAGCTAAATTAAATTCTGATGGCTTTATGAATCCAGATTGTTCTTTGTTTGCAACAAACTGAACAAATTTATATAATTCGTTTACGTTTATAGCCATAGTTTATTTTTTATGATGTCATATAAGGAACGGTAACAGTAAACTTACCCCCTGTTAAATCGGCTGTAGTAACATTTACCTCTATATTACATGGCCCACTAGAAGGCTTTAAAATTGTAACACTTCCACCTGGACTACTTCTAGTTACTGCTGTTGCACTAGAAAATGGTGCCGCATTAAAATCTGTAGAATTATGTATAGCATCTATATCTTGAGATATACCACCACCATTAACACCAATAGATACATCTGCACTACCACCTGAAGTTAAAGCTGCTTCCATTTCTATTATAGCTTCATCACACATTATTAAAGCACCTTTAGGAAAAGCATCTGTAGCAATAACTACTGGAGTCTCTCCAACTTCTTTAGCCATAGTCGCAGCATCATAAGTAGCACTTACAGTGTTAACAACTTTTTCTGACTTAACCCAACTTCTTACACCAGCAGCTGTAGAAGACAGTATCATTCCGTCTGAAGAAGGATTTCCTAAATCATTTTCCATAGCACCTTCATCTCTAAAAATAACTCCTTTTTTCCACCCTCCATCTAAATACCTTGTCGCTACAACAAAAGGCCTTGTGCTTCCAATAGCAACCGTTTCATTATCTACAGTAGTCCCAAAAATACTTACCGTTCCTGTTGTTGTTAAATTTGCATCCCACTCTACCACAAAGTGTTCACCTTCTTCAGGAACACCTCCTGTAGGTTTATTTATAGTAAAATTAGAACTACCAATAGAGTGAGTTCCTGTAACAAGAATTACACCTGGACTTTCATCTACTTTAATAGTATAATTTTCTCCCCCTACTATACTTGAAATAATTTGTGAGCCTAAAACCGAAATAGGTATACCAGCGTCTTTTAACTTTTTTCTATTTACAACAGCACTAGGAGTTCTGTTTACTTCATGCCACTTAGTTGTGGTAGAAGAATACATTAACATTAAAGAGTGATTATTATCAAAAGTGTCAAATTTAGTATTTGAATCTAATTCTAATTGACCATAGCCAGTTAGAAGAACACCTCCATTAGCTATAGCTGCATCCTCACCAGCATTAACACTAGAGTCAATAAAAGAGGAAACTCTGGCTGAGTTTGACCCCATTATTATAAGTATATCTCCATCTGCAGGGTAATTATTAGCCTCTTTAATATAAACAACATCATCTGTAGTTGTAGCAGATTCTGTGTCAACAACTATTCTTTGTATATTAGAATGTCTTGTGTAAGTAACAATACCTGAATTAACAACTATTGATGAAAAAGGCAAGGTGTTTCCTAAATTAAAACCTGTTACATAATTAGTTATTTCTGTAGCTCCAGATAAAGTTCCTGAAACAGCTGTTGAAGAAGCGTTTATATAGTATTTTTTATATGTCGCACAATAGTTGCTACCAGATTCACTTGCTAAAGCCCCATTTACAGAAGCTTCAGAAAGAACTAAATCTTTATTTTCTGATGTGTTTGCTAAATTAGATATTATATTGTCACCTAAATCAACAACATATATATAACCAGAACCACTACCTAAATTTTTTAATGCACTCATTTTATCTTATTTTTTATTTATACCTGAAATTAAATCTAATGAAACTATAATTTCACCATATTCTTTTAATTTGTTATTTGTTAAAACATATCCTTTTCTATCTAAAAACCTATATGAAAAAGTTCCATATCCATTTTCTCCTTTTTTATCTAAATTAAATATTTCTATTTCTAAACTCGGAACATTTAAAACAAAAGCTTCTACATAAAAAGAAGTGTCCTTCCATGAAGAATCGTATAGTTTTGAAACTTTAACAGAGTTATTTAAATTTTTAAAATTAGACTCATTAGAGTTTTCAGGCAAAATTGAAATATTATTACCATCTGCTCTGTAAAATCTTGTTCCTGTTATAAAATCTTGTTCTCTTGTTATTTTAACCGCACTACCAGTGTACATATTAGAAACCCTCATAGATAGTCTTTCTGCTGAAGATGGAGTATTCTCTATTCTTTCCATAACACTTATTAATTGACTACTAGTTTCATTTATAACACTATTAGTGTTTTGAAGATTTTCTGCCACATAATTTATATCTGAAGCTATTTGAGGTCCTAAATCCATTCTATAAACAACAGGGTCTGCAGAAGTTCCAGAACCTGAAGAAGTAATATTTAATCTATTAGAAGAAGTTTCTAAAACAAAAGACCTTGTATTTGTTGTTGAAACTATAGGAATATTTGTAGGTACAGAATTATCACCATAACACTTACATTCTGTTCCACATTCTGATATGTTTTTTATATCAGTTAAATAACAACTAGCATCAGCTGTTAATCCACAAGAAACAGCCTGAACATACAAGGTTACTAATCTTGTAACATCTTCTATTTTTGCTTTATACTCTTCAGCTAAATCTTTATTTTTACATTTAGCCTGCTCATATCTATCGTTTAAAGCTTTTAAACAACAATAAACATCACACAATCCTAAATCTGAATTTATTGTAGTTGTAGCACCACCAGTTACAGTTCCTGTAACATAATGTTTACTTGTTAGTATTGAACTACTACTACTACCTGTTGACCACTCTCCTAAAGAAGATATTGTTGAACTCCATGTTCCTGTAGTAATTCCAGTATATGTTAGTGTTGCGGTACTACCTGTATCAGCAGGGTCTGGTATAGCCACTCCTAAAGGGTCTACTGCTCCAGCAGGAGGATGTATACTATGAGTTCTAGTTAAAGAATCATTTGTATAAGAACTACCATAAACTGTTGAATCTGTACTAGTCAATAAAGAAGAAGACATAGTTGCAGTCAAACCAACAGAGCCTACTGGTAAAGTAAAAGAGTAGTCAAAAGCGTAAGTTTCTGTATAAACAGAACCTGAACCCGCTTGTTCATAAATATCGTAGCTAATCTTATATGTTCCATTTATAGTAGAGGGTAAATTAATACCAGTACCATTAAATTTCCTATTTGCCTGAATAGGAGAAGAAGGGGTGTATTGAGTGGATGGTATAGTTATATCTGGGCTACTAGAAGTTCCTCCTGAATGAAGGCTTCCCGCAGGCCCTGTAATAGTAACTACAACATGTAAATCACCACTAAAACCATATGTAGAATAATCGTTATTATCTTCTACTAAAAGTTTAGAATTATCTAAATCAAAAATTACTTTTACTCCTAAAGCCATATTATTTTTGTTTTTACAAATATACTCAAAATTAATGAGTATTCCTAATTATTTATTTATATTAATTATATTCAGCATAAACTTTAATTAAAACATTTCCTTTAATAGAATTTTGTTTTATTAAATTTAATAAATGTATATAAGTTACAGGCATTCCGTTTTTTTCAAAATGAAAACTCATACTGTTTTTATCATAAGAAAATTTTAACTTTAATATTTTTGAAATATTTGAAACATTATCTAACGATATTCTTTTGTAATCAGAAACCCTAGTTTCTTCTTTATATTTTAATGTTTGTAAATTACTATCATCATTTATAAAAGTTCCTTTTAAATAATGTATTTTATCTCCATTTAAATTGTCTATAATAAATTTATTATTTTTAAACCACCCTGTATCAAGTCTGT